AAATAGACCCTTAAGGCCACCGATGAACTCTTCCATGATCTCATTGCGGAGAGAGGACTCAATAGCAACTTGGTTCTCTTCCATCCACTTTTCGACTACGTAATCAAGATACGTATCAAGGTTCTTCTCAACAGACTCAACGATAGAAGTTACTTCTTCCTCGAGGCGAGTCTCGTATTCTTCTTCTAGGCGAGCGATCTCAACTACTGCGCGAGCATTTACAGCTGCCTCGAACAGTGTTGAAGCCTTATCTTTGAACTCTTCTGAAAGTTCTTCACCGACAAACATTTCCTCAACGTCTTCACGAACGTTAAGCTTTGGCATAGCGTCACGTGTCTTTGGTCCCTTACCGGTCTTCATGTCAATTGAAGCGGCATTAGAATCAGCAGATGCACCAGCTGGAAGATGGGAAGCTTCCTTACCGATTAGTGCCATTGCCTGCGTGAACCACTTAGTCATATCTTCCTTCTTCATCCCGTGCATAGCGCCAAGGACTGAAGTCATCGCTTCGATCTTCGTGCGCGGTAGCTCAACGTTACGAGAACCTGGCTTTAGAGTATCAGAAGCCATAGATTCGTCAATATCGAATTCTTCTTTACGAAGTTTACGATCCGCGCGTTCTATTCCCTTTGAGCGATTATCTATTTCTCTCTTTAGAGAGTCGCCTCTTGGTAGACTTTTTTCCGAAGCGCCCACGCTGCGAAGGAATGTGCGCGCGGATCCACGACTTTGAATAGCGCGCTTTTTGTATCTCGCCAAAATTTCTGGACCAAGCTCGTTGATAAGCTCGTAATCCGCTTGCTCTTCTTCAGAAAGAGCGTCGTATTCTTCTTGAGAAATCATCTCGTATTCTTCGTCAGACATTAAAGGATTCTCCCTTCTGTAAGTTTTTTATATTTATATAACATTTTTCTTTGACGAGAGACGATTAATGAAGCTCTCGAAAATACCAAGTTTATTTTGTTCGATTTCATCCATAGTCATTCTACGCATCTGCTTCTTTGCTTCGTGTAGCTTTTCCTGATACCAAGAATCGCTAGAAGCGTCGTAAACCCAGTTTACGTTTTCCATTACACCGTTTACGAATGCATTAGGAGCGGATGGATCGGCGACTATATCAGCTGCGGTAGCTAGACGAAAATCTGGTTGAACAACCATAACTCCGCCTTCGCCTGGTTCTAGTGATCCCATACCACGAGATGAAACACCAAGACGAACACCCGTGTTCAATAGACCCTTAGCGATGTTACCCATAGGAGTATCAGCAAGTCTTGCTTTACCAATGTAGTTATTTCCATCTGGCTTCAACTGAGTGATCATGTGTGATACACGATCTAAGTTAAGCTGTGGTCCGTTTGGATGACCTAATTCACCCATCGCTCTATTTTGCTTTACGTGAGTATCAATGTAATTGTCCACTGCATTCTGTAGGACGTTCATAGGATAAATGCGACCATTACGATTTTTAGTTTCAGCCTGCATAAAGACACCGTGGATATAATGATTCTTAGATCCGTCTTCTTTTGCTTCTGTAAGGTATTCTAAATCCTGTGTAAGCTCGGTAATGAGTTTCATTTTAGCCTCTATATGCCGCCGGTGATGCCTGAACAGCTACGTTAGCTGAGATGGTATCGGTTGGGTTTTTCTGAACGAAGATATATTGGTTGGCTGGAAGTACAAATGAACCTATCTGTGTTCCAGTATTCGATGCAACATTGACTTGAGCAGAAGCTGTTGCAGAAACATAAACTATAGCTGAAGAGTAGACATTATTGGCTGTAGTAACTGCAATTACGTTTGCAGAAGGTTTTATGATATTCATCAGACGTTTCTTCCTGTATTTACGTCAACTGAGAAGTTTGGAAATGTATTTCTAACAGTCCCAGAAGAAGGGTCGATGCCGCCGTCGTATGGCGCAGTCTGTTCATCTTCTTCCTTATCATTAGAATGATTACCGTAAATCATGTAATCGTGAACCGCTGTGACGTGATCTTTAGCAACGGCGATCTTAGCTTGAACCCAAGGCTCGACGACTTGATCGTCGTTTAATTGCATAGCTAGATGCATCGCTTTGTTAGCTAAAGCACGAAGTTGTGTCTTAGCCATCTCGGCAGATTCATCGCCGTCAGCACCACCAAGAAGCGGGAATGCTAGAGATTCATCGATGTCGGCGGAGCCACTTCCGTTTGAAGCTCCCGTATTAAAACCCTCAGTTTCTTCTTTAGCCATCTTAGTAGCAGTAGCGTACATCACTTCTTTACCACGACCAGGATAGCGCTTCTCAAAATCAGCGCCCTTCTTTTTCATTCCCTTTACGTATTTTTCGCGTTTTTCCATCTCTGTAGAAGATAGTGTGCGCTCGCTGATAGGCTTCTTAATGATTTCCTTTAGAGTCTTCTTACCCGAGCAAGAAGCCATCTCGTGAACAGGGCAGTAAGTTCCCTCTGCAGTCATGTTGCATTGCGCTGCTTCGTTGACCTTCTTATCCTCAGGCTTCTTATAACCGTGTCTCTTTTCTTCAGGCTTTGCAAGCGCATGCTTGATATAGGGAGCTGTATAAGGAGAGTCTGTATTACCTACACGATCAGCATGCTTCTGGACTGTGTGCTTCTTTAGGAACTCCTGTTCGTTGGGAGCTTTCGGTGCATAGTCAACGCCAGGATCTTTACCCGTTGATAACGGTTCAACCTTGGATTTATTGACTCCGTTTAGGATGTCTTTAAGCGACTTCGGCATCTTCGTTATCCTCTACTTCTTCTGTATCTTCTTCGTTGTTTTCTTCATCATCATGATCTTGAACATCAGACTGAGGATTGAACAGCGTCTGAGCGATCTCTGTCTTCTTAGTCTCTATCGCAGAAGCTAGTTTATCTTTCAAAACGTATTCGAATGCACTAGAAAACTCTAGCGGCTTCTGGTTTGAGCTGAAGTTGATAAGATCCGCGACGCGGTATTCAATGTCAGTCATCGTAATGCTTCCTTACTTATTTCTAGCTAAAGTTTGAATCGCTGCTCTGTATGCAGTGTTTTCTTGCGGTGTTCTATTACCTGGTCCTCTACGTGCAAGGACATTAGCTGTAACACGAGCTTGCTTTAATCTCTCTTCTAGGTCAGGATCTTGATCAGCTGGGCTGCCTGGTGGTTGATCACCGTCCTGTGGAGCTCCCTGCCCATCATCACCCATTTGATCTTGCATCATCTGCTGCTGTTGAAGCATCTGGTTTACCCATCGTGGATCACCGGAAGCTTCTTCTTCTTTGATCTGTTCATCCTGTTCTTCGATATCATCATCCGATTGTTGTAGGATATTCCTACGCGCCCACTCGAACGAATAGTATTTACCAAGAAGGTTATTCTGCTCGTACGTTACCAGAAGCTGTGCTCTGTTCTGAGCTATCTCTGCATCTTTGAGTTCTGTAAAGTAATTATCCTTAGCGTAGTCGTATTTAACTTTCGCCGCTATGACTTGCCAATCTTCGATTGACATGATGCCCTTAAGTACGACTTGCTTTTCAAGGAGCTGTGTAAAGACGTTAGAGAACCTGCCGCGAAGTCTTACAACGAACTTATTGAACTTCAACTCATCACGGGTGACTTCAGTCGCACGACCCAACGAAAACAGAGCATCTGAATTCAAACGATTAACTGGAACGTTCAGTGTCTGGTAAAGCTTCTTTTGGAAATATAGGACATCGTCCATTTCGCCGAGAGTCTGACCGCCTGGAAGAGTTGTGACTTCAGTACCCCTGCCGCCTTCGCGACGAGGTAGCCAGTAGTCCTCGAGCATCGTCATGAACTTACGGTCATCACGAACCTCACCGGTTGCGCCGTCGTAGATCAAACGATTCTTATGCTTGACCATAATATCGCGAACGTATTGCTCGGCTTTCATCTTAGGCAGATTACCAACGTCGATATACCATATCCTACGTTCTGGTGCTCGTGATAGTCTGTAGATGACCAGGGCATCTTCTAGTGTTCTAAGTTGGTTAAGAGCTTTAATTGCTTTGTGGAGATACGATAGGACCATCGTTCCTTGCGTATCGGTAAGACCTGACACAACGTGAACAATTGAATCTTTAGCTATCTTCAATCCGGTGGTAGATGGACCTACGACTTTATTGCCGTAGTTGAAGCCTTTATCGTTGAAGATGTAGTACTCATTCTGGACTTTAGGTATGATACCCGCGGTGTTATCACCACCAGGAACACGCTTCTTGATGATTTCTCTGACCTTACGGATCTTTCTTGGATCTACGTAACGTAGTTCTTTGATACCCGATTTTGTATCTTGGTCATCTATGATGACATGGTAATAAAGTCTTCCGTCGATATACCAGCGACGGAAGACT